TCCCGGAAGCGGTCAATTACCGTTGCATCTTTCGCCTGTACGGAAATTTTCTTACCAAACTGCTCGAGTGCATACTTGCGTAATGCTTCGGATCCACACCCAAGGTCAATATATGGAAGGCTTGAAGTCTCAATCATTGTCTTTGCTCACTTATAAATTATGAAGAAAAACACCAGGCCCATTATAAGCCTGGTGTTTTTAGATATACTGCTATCACCTACCTATTAGAGATTGGTTACTGCTACCTCTAAACGGATCAACCAAAGCTGGTTAAGAATTACGTTTGCATCCCACATCTTCCAGGAAACAAAACCCCACTGTCCGAGTGGATCGGTCTTATCTGCTTTGTCCGGATTAACTACCTTTGGAGTAATGGCAGACTTTCCTTTCAGGGGAACATGTGCGTAGGAGTTCTTCGCGGTAATGATGATTGGATAAACATCGGCAAGGGTGCCGGTGGTAGACTTCATCGAGCCCTTAGCTGCTCCTCCATCTTCCCATGGTTCCAGAAGTGGGGAGGTAACAAAGCGAACCTTACCGAGCGAACCAAGCTCTTCAGGACAAAGGGGCTGACGGTTTCCGTAATCAGCAACCTTTTTGAAGTTGGTCAATTCCTCAAGATCGAAATCACAGTCAGTGTGACAAAAACCAATGAAACCACCATCAACGGAAACTGCGCCGTAATTGGGAGAAGAGGACATCATGGTAGTAATCTTCTTTGCTCGTTGAGAGTTCAGAAGACGAACGGCACCTTTGATAAGAGAATCAGTTACCGGGGTATTCACGTCGGTACGGGCAGAACCATTTGCATAGGCAACGGAAGTACCACCTTTGAGAGTTCCCCAAAGAAGCATCTCCTTAGTTTCACCGGCCTGCTCACCACAAAGTTCCGTGGCATCTTTAAGAACTGGATCTTCCGCAAGATCTGCAATCTTGTCAGTAATCTTGGTCCAATCGCCATACTGCAGCATCGCTACTGGCACATCCTCATAGGACATGGTTTTGCTGGCAGGAGTTACGCCCTCGGTAAGAGGGGTAAGCGCTGGTGCAAAAGGAATAGGCCGACGAAACTTCATGTTATCGGCTTTGTTCGTTGGCATTTCTTTAGTCAGTCCAAACTTTGACAGTACAAGAACTGCCTCGGCGTAGTCCAACATATCAACAATGGCAAAGGCTGCGGTACGCTGGCCCAAATCTCCATATTCAGTCATGGTATAAAATCCTTATTTATGCGGTCCTGGTTAAAATGTCCGGGACCGTTGCTTTTCCTTTTTACGGGCAGCATCATCGAAAGCGGAATCAAAGTCGTCTGACCCTGCATCCTGCTTCGCTGTTCTGCCCACCTTTTTGGAAGAGATACCGGCACTATTTTTCAAAGCCGTTTCTCTTCGCTGGTTGATAAGTTCAACCTCGCTCTTGCCTGTGTCTGCCTTGGCCTTTTGGCCCCACCCTGTCTCGTCCTTAAAGGTATCGAGTACCTGGGCTGCATCCTCGGCATGGTGGCTTTTAATCTTCTTCTGAATCTCTTCAGGAGCATTAGCCCTCCACTGAGCGAATTCCGTACTTACCTTGATATCCTCAACGTCCGAGTGTTTGTCTCTCAGGTCGTCAAATTGTTCCGCTTTGTAGGTGAGGATCTTGTCTTCAACCAAAGTGTTTTGAGTAGTCGTTACCTCTTCAACCTTGTTGGAAACCTTATCCACGTCCTTTTTGACAGAGTTCAGGCGTTTATCGACAATGGCGGCCATTTCCGGGAATTCGCGGGAAAACTCGTCCCAATCTTCGCCTTCGTCTTCGTCAGAGTTCGTATCACCTGTTATTTCTTCCTGATTCTCGGGCGGCGTAATAGCGGCCTTTTGCTCAACAAGTTTCTTGGTCAAGGCGGATACCCGCCCCCGCTGACTACGATCACTCTGCTTTAGCCTTTCAAGCTCTGCTTTTGTTTCTTCGAGTTCTTTAGCGAAATCGATTTCCGGTTCTTCTTCCTGGGCGGCTGGTTCCCCTGCGGCCTCGTTGAAAGCGTCGTCGAATTCTTTTTCTTCTTCGCCTACACCTTCCTCCCCTACTTCACCTGGGGATGGATCTTGAGAATCTGCCTCTGACTGCTCGGCCTTCTCTTCAAATGCGGCGTCAAACTCTTTTGTGTCTTCAACTTCAACTTCAACTTCAATCTCCACTTCTGCTTCTGCTTCTGCTGGCATGTTGCAAGCTCCGTGCTGCGTCCCTGGTAGGAGGCGGCTGCTTTGGGTTATACTTCTTCACCACCAAATCTCAGAAGGCAGTCAAAAGCGTCAAGCGCCCCTCTTGCGTACTGTGTTTGGTCGTGGTCTCTATTTCTGTTTCTAAGTGTCAATTGGTAATCAATTTCCGTTAATTCCTTTATTTCCTGCATGATCGCTTTCCAGGTTGGACTATTACGATCAACCTGGAACTTGTGGCCATCATCCCTGGATAGTTCGTCAATCAGTCTGTTCTGTTCTGCTTCCGTTCTCGTCTTCCAGTTTCTGGGCATTTCCCCAAAGTTTGTGGTTGTTCCGCTCATGCACTTGTCTCCTGCTTATTCTGTCCACTAATGCAAAGTGGGCGTTAATCTCATTTGTGGTTTTGGTAAACTCACAAGGGTCACGTTCCAGGTCGATGGAAACATACCGAAAAATTGTTTCCATAAAGAACATGATTAAAGCCCCGATCCCGTTTCAAGTTTGACCTTGAATTCATCAGCCATCAGCGTCCTGTCTGCTCTGCTCTTTTCATGGATCTTTTGCAGATCGCCTGATATTTTGCTTAATGAAAGTTCTTTCACCTGGGCCAGTTTCAATATCTCTGTTTCCCTGGCACTATCGGCAAGCGCTGCTTTAAACTCTCGATCTGCAGCCCCGTCTTGCAACTTGTCTTGGTGTATCCTGAAGGCCAGGTCATTCCTCATCTTCTGAACTTCCAGGCTGTTGTTACCAGGCTGCGGTTGTGCTGCTGCAGCTTCCTGTTGCTCTTTCATGAACTTCTTGTATTCGGATTCAGTCTTGATAAGTTCATCCGGGTCATGCTGCATGGAAGTAACCAGCTTCTTGATAGTGGGCTCAACCTTCACCCAACCAGCGAAAGCAGGAGTCATAAGGAAGTTGACCAGGTTCAGCATGTTTCGTGATTGTGTTTCCTTTTGAAGTAGTGCCGTTGATCCCTTAGCCTTTGGAGAGAAATCGCCCTTGATGTCGTTGTTCGGGTTATTCTGCATGTTCCAATCGTAGGACCGGGTAATATTAGGAACGGTTATATTGTCGTCCCAATTCTTTACAGCCCTGCGCATAACGATGTTGTGATTGTTCATCAACATTTCCATGCCGTGTGCTGTCTGTGTCTGTTGTGCTCCTGATTCGCCTTCTGCTACTGGTGGAATTCCGCTTTCTTCATCTGCCAACTGCCGGGCCATATTGAAGATTGCAGATAATTCGTTTTGATGGTTCGGGAATTCGAATACATGAAAAGCATCTTCAGCCCTGGCGTTCTTATCCGTCATTAGCCATTGCTTCAGGGGAGTAACGTCCCAAGAGGTTGTGCCATCTGCAGCCGGGGCCGGTTCAATAATCTGTTTGTTTATGATGATCTGGCCACCAACAGACAAACCAGCATTGTCCATAATCATTCGCCAAACTCTGGTAACAACCTTCTGCGATGCCCTGGTAAGGAAGGGAACGCCGTAACCAAAAATGCAACTATCATCACGCTCAAAGTTGAACACACTGAACGGCTGGTCTTCTGTGTCCATCGGATTAACTGCCGCCTTGATAACAATCCCCTGGCATACCCAAACAACACCTTGATACTCGTCGAGTTCGTCAATCTCTGCGTCGTGCTCAATTACTCCACACGCCTGCAGATCTGCTACTTCAATTGGTCCGTGTCTTTCCCAAACCACATAGCGCTTTTCATCACCTACTGCGGAAATGTCCGACATGTTTCTTAACTGAGTCAGGTAGTCTGGAGCCACCCGGTTTGGTGACAGTTGAAGAACCCGGCGGATCTGGTCTTTCATAAAATCGTCACGCTTTGCCAGGCGGATAAGATCTCGCCTTGTCATCCAATGACGCTGAAAGTTTACGTCGCTGTCTTCGATCCTTGTTGCTGACATGGTGGGAAAGAAATCAAAAGTAGGTACCAGTTCAAAACCTGGCCTATTGTCCTGAACTTCTGCCAAGACAAAGGCAACATTCCCTGCCTTATCTTGTTTCTTTGTCCAGGCCCTGCGGCTTTTTCCAAGAATGACCGGGCCTTTCATTACTCCAGTACCAATCAAACAACCGTAACGAATAGCTTCACGACCTGACGCCTGGTAATTGCACTCTGTCAACTGGTCGTCGATCTCCGTTTCCATCAAACTTGATTTTGCTTTTGCGGCACGTTCTGCAGCCTCTTCTTTCGTTAAGACTTCATCAGGTACAATTTCTTCTATCGGGGCCTGCTCTGGTTGCATTGCTGCTGCAGGATCTGCTGGCATTTGCCCTGCAGGTTGTGCAGGTTGTCCAGGTTGTCCCATTGTTGCCGGTAACTGCCCTTCCGGTCCTGCCATTGGCGCTGGTGCCGGCGCCGGTGCCGGTGCTGGTAATTGTGGTTGTTCAGGCTCCTGCATCTCTGGCTCTGGCATACCTTCAACGGCAAGCACAGGAACAGGCGAAGGCTCAAGGCCCCAATTCTTTTCATCAGTAGGAAAGAGCATATCCGAAAGCCTGGCCTCGGCTGCGTTCGTCTTTTTCCGGGTAATATTTACGTGTAATTGTGATCCTGCATTATCAGGTTGCTTTGTTCTTTTGACAGATTCGTTTTCAACACCGTTGTATTGTCGTATATCTTCAAGCATACGATCCTCAACGGGTTGTCTGTGCCGTTCAAACTCCTGGGCTTCGGCTTCAACACCGTTCCCAAACATCTGCAATTTTTCTTCCCAAAGCCTTTGCGCTTCCTTCTCGCGTTCCTCTTCGGATTCTTCAACGTCGAAGCCCTGGATCCCTTCAATGATTTCGATACGGTCCTGGTCAAACTCGGTGTCTCTTTCTTCGATCATGTGTATGTCCTGTATCCGGAAACAACCGGTTTGATTTTACTGCTCTCGAATTCGCCTCTTTGGAATTGGCAAATATATTGAAGGGCCTGGTTCGGTAGCACATACTGATTCTCTTCGGGCTTATCGCTGTAACGGATATCATCACCGCCCTGAACTTCCATCTGTCTGAATTGGTACCCGCCTGCTAATCCGTCACGAAGCACGGTGCAGGAAGGGGAAACGATCATTGCAGGCTTTCCGCCAGCAAGTTGACTGATGTACCAGCGAACCGCTTCCATCCTCCTACCCAATAGGTCAGAATCTACCGATTCAATGGAAAGCCCGGCGTCTTCAAGCTCGTCAATGATTAACCTGGCGTCGCTATCTGTCTTTCTGGAAGTGGTGTTGTCCTTGAATGAAACAATCTCATAGGGACAGCCGCGATACTTCCCGCGAAGTAATGGCTGCAGAACAGACTTTGCAAACTGGCTTACACCTGAGTTCCGGACAATCACCTCTTCAATGATTCGTAATTGTCCATTCCTGTTGATCTGACTGATAACTGCGCATTGTGTGGTTTGTTTGGCTGCGAACCCGATAACCAGGCCATATCCTTTGATTGGCCATAACTCGTCGAGGGAAACGTGAAGAATCTCATTGAACTGACCGGCGTAGGCTGCACGGCCTGTGAACTTCTTCTTTCTAATGATGGGAGCCAGGGCATAACGCAAGGCATCCATCCAATGATTGTTTGCATCAACCAGGACCGGGAGAATATCTCCGGTTTGCTTGTCGATCTTGTAGGACCAGAGCCGGGCCTCTTTCGCGACACTCTCACATCTTGCATGTATGATGATCTCGTCATAGCTTCGAAGGTGGGTAACTCCGTCCTCAATACTCCCTGGCCATTTATCAGCACTCACACACCGGTATCCTTCCGTTTGCATATGACTGACAAGTTCTGGCCTGGCATTATCTGCCCGGACGATGTGGCGTTTTAAACCCGGTATCTTATCGAACTCTGCAGGCGTGTCTTTAATTTCGATACCTTTGTCGCCTGCTTCATAATCAATATAGAGACGGTTTCCGTTGACGAAACACCGCATAAGGGCGAGGGGATCTGAGGAAAAACCCCAATCGCAACCGTAATAAGGGCCTCCATCAACTTCTTCAGGCATTGTGAAAGCATCTACTCTCCATTTACCGCCCAAGACCTGGGCATCTGTTCTGGTTAAACACTCACCTTCCCAAACATGAGCGTACACATCAGGATCTCGTTTAAGATCCGCAAGTCGTTCCTGCTCCAACTCGTCTGGAAACCAGGGATTATCCACGTAGTTAATTTTTGCTACCTTGGCATTATCCGGGGGATCCAGAACAAAGCGTTTATGTATTGGTGCATCCA